CATGCTGCCACCACGCCGCACGCTACGGCTACGGGTATCTCGTGCTGGTAGGCCAGTTCCTCACACTGTCGCTCCGCATCGGAATACCACGAGCACGCTTGTGATATGTCGTAGGGTGTCGCACCTTCGATCACTCTCGCGTACCGTCGTGCGTACCGTCGCACGTTACGTTCCGTTAGTGCCATCGTCCTATCCTTCCTTCCATCCTGTCTTGCACGGCAAGCCAAGCACACTCTGCCAAGCCTGTCAAGTCTATCCCTAAAAGTCTGCCATCCTAATCGTGCCCACAGACTTACGCTCCGCGTCGTAGTCCGTACGGACGTACCTACGGATAGGAGCGTCATCATCACTCACAGCCGGAGCCACAAGATTAGTCACAGTATCCACTACTTCCTTGCGGGTAGTGCGGCGCGGCTTACGACCATACGCAGGATAGTAGCCAGTAGTAGACGATCCGCTACGCAACCCATAGGCACGCGCTGGACGCTTCCACGGTACTCTGCTTAGGTCAGTAGGTGTACCACTGCCATACACTCCCGCGCTAGTCGCGCGAGACATAACCTAACCCCTTTCCATCTGTCCTGTCTTACTCTCCAAGTAAAGCATCTTTCTTCCGTACTGTCAAGCATTTTCCTAACTTTTATCGGAAGTTTTTCGGTGGCTACCGTCCCCTAGGGATTGCTCCTAGTAGCGCATTACGATCAACTTTCGATAGTGAAAAACTACAGGAAAACGGCAACCCTGTCCAGAGGATAAAACGGACAGAATAGGACATTCTGAAAATTATTTATGTGACCTATCCCACACGCCTAAACCCTTGACAACCATCCCCGAACATGCTAAGCCAATCCCTACCAATCCAGTAGGGAAACCAACACCAACAACAATAACCGACAAATACGACATGCACCAAATACCCCCAATGTCCGAAATGCACACCACCACGGTAGTCCTGTCGGACATATACTTACAAAACTATGTAAACCCTACCGAACCCTACCAATTTGGACATATCTCCCACGATAATTCGGTGTCCGATAGTCGGACAGGGGCCGACCAATCGTGAACGTGAACACATTCACAATCTAACTTGACCCCAGGGTATTTATAAAAGGGGGGTAGGATAGCATATATATATGGGGGTTGTAATTGTGTGTGATATTGTTGTGGGTGTCCTGGTTTGTCCGTTTTTGTCCTATTTTTTGGTTACGGTTTGGTAACGTTTTGTTTTTTGGTGTCCGGTTTTGGGTGTTTGGACAGGGATATATATAGTGAGGGGTTTTTTAAACCCCGAACTTGTGGCTACTCACCGGGAGCCGTAGCCTTTGAGCGGAGGCGAGCGGTGAGTGGGTCGGTCGGGACTCCTCTATTGTTCCGTCCCTCCCTCCCCTGTACTTAACCAATCCAGACCAAGGCTCTCAGGGAGCCGCCTTGGTGTTGGGTGGAAGGATTTGATAACCGTGGCAGGTAGAAAAGTTGGTCAGGATCTTGCCGTGGTTAAGCAGGACTTCTTGACTCAGATGCAGCGGGGCATGAACATTAATCAGGCCTTGGAAGTTATCGGTCGCAATAGGTCTACTTATGAGCGTTGGCGGCGTGAGGACTCTGAGTTTCTGGTTGCCGTGGAGCGTATCAAGAATCTTGAGAAGATTGCTGGGCCGCGTGAGCGGGAGTGGATTTCGTTCCCTGACTTCTCTGAGAAGTACCTAGATGCCAAGGTGTTTCCTCACATGACTAATGTGGTGGACATGTTGGAGGGCCGCGACCCGGCTTGGACTCACCCGAGTATGACTTTTGAGAAGGGTGAGCGGGATCTGGTGATGGTGAATATGCCCCCGGAGCATGCGAAGACGACCAGCATCACCATCAATTATGTGTGCTACCGGATCTGTATGGACCCGAATATTCGCGTGATCTTGGTGTCGAAGACCGCTGAGATGGCGAAGAAGATGCTGTACGCGATTAAGACCCGCTTGACGCATCCTCGCTATAATGAGATGATTACGGCTTACGCGCCGATGGGTGGGTTTGATAAGAACTCTGAGGCGTGGAATCAGACGATGATTTATGTGTCTGATGATGCTAGGGATTCTGGGGAGAAAGACCCCACGGTTCAGGCTTTGGGTATCCGTGGGCATATTTATGGCGCTCGCGCTGATTTGATTATTCTTGATGACACGGTTGACCTGACGAACGCTCACGAGTATGATAAGCAGATTGACTGGCTTCAATCGGAGGTTATCTCTCGTGTATCGGCTTCAGGCAGTATGCTCGTCGTGGGAACGCGCTTGGCGGCGAAGGACTTATATTCCGAACTCCGCGACCCTCACCGCTACCCTGATGAGGAATCGCCGTGGTCATATCTCTCCATGCCTGCCGTCCTTGACTTCAAAGACGACCCGAAAGAGTGGGTAACTCTTTGGCCTAAGTCTAATCAGCCGGAGCCGGGGTCTAAAGCAGACACCCAGGAGGCTGACGAGAACGGCTTGTACCCTAAATGGGATGGGCCTAGGTTGTTTCAGAAGCGCCGTAGGGTGTCACCGCGTGCGTGGGCTATGGTGTACCAGCAGCAGCAAGTATCTGACGACGCTATTTTCAATAGTGACGCGATCAAAGCGAGCATTAACGGTAACCGTATGGCTGGCCCGATACCTAAGGGTATGGTTAATTGCCGACCGCAGGGCATGGAAGGGCTAGTTATTGTCGCTGGCCTTGACCCGGCTACTGCTGGGCATACCGCTGCCGTGGTGATCGGGCTAGATATTAAAACACAGAAACGTTATGTGCTAGATATTTACAATAAGCCTGGTGTGACCCCTGAGGCTATGCGGGAAATGATTAAAGGCTGGACGGATAGGTACAACATATCTGAATGGCGCATTGAGAAGAACGGATTCCAGGGCTTCTTGGTGCATGACAGGGAGTTGAACGAGTTTTGTTCTTCCCGTGGCAGCGTCATCAAACCACATTTCACTGGTCAAAACAAGCACGACGCAGATTTCGGTGTGGCTTCTATGACGATCTTGTGGAATGGTTGGGAAGATGGCTACGAAATGATTGAGTTGCCGTCTACGCACGGTCAAGAAAGCGCCAAGCAACTGATAGAGCAACTGGTCACTTGGCATCCTGGCGCACCAAAGAACCAGAAAACCGACATTGTGATGGCACTGTGGTTCGCGGAACTTGCATGCAGGGATCGTGTAACCCTGGCAAGCAACTACACGCGGTCCCATGTCAACAACAGTTTCCTGACCCCGTGGGATAAGAGTCAGCAAACGACCGTCAGCCTCCTTGAAGCGGAGGCATCAGGGGCTTGGAAGCCCATCGGGGCGTAGGAGGATTTTTGAGCAGCATCTATGACGACTTGAATTTCAGCAGTAACGACGGCGATACGTCCTCGTTGCGTGCAATCAAGTCTCACTATGACCGCATGAAGGCCCGGTGGGGTGAGCGGGACCAGCGCATGCAGAACGTTCTTGCCGTGCGGCAGGGCCGTATGCGGGACGTTTATCCTGACTTGTTCCCTGAGGGACCGTTTGACCGTGGCATTGTCGCTAACATGGTGGACGTTGCAGCCCGTGACCTATCTGAAGTCATGGCTCCGCTACCTGCATTCAACTGCGCCAGTGCCAAAATGGTGTCGGACACTGCGCGAGAGTTCGCTGAGAAGCGCACCCGTATCGTTAACGGCTACCTAGATTACAGTGACATACAGCGTCAAATGTACACAGCCGCCGACCGCTACTTCACTTACGGTTTCGTGCCTGCCATCGTAGAGATTGACGCTAAGAACCAGATGCCACGCATCACGTTCATGGATTCAATCGGCGCGTACCCGGTGTTCAACCGCTGGGGTCAGATAGATGCAGCATACTTCTCATTCTACAAGACCCGCGACGAACTGGTCGCCATGTACCCAGCAGTAGAAGGTGCTATCCGCGAATCATCTATGGGTAACGAACTGATTGAGGTTGTTCGCTACCACGACTCCAAGGTGGATATGCTGTTCTTGCCTACCCGTCAGGGTGTGGTGCTAGAAAGTGTTAAGAACCCTGTCGGTGAATGTCTAGTTGAGTGGACTCAGCGCCCTGGCCTGGACGACGAATCACACGGTCAGTTCGATGATGTTCTCGCGGTGCAGGTCGCTAAAGCGCGGTTCGCCCTACTGAGCCTGGAAGCGGCACAGAAGTCGGTGCAAGCCCCTATCGTGTTGCCGCCTGACGCGCAAGAACTTGCCCTTGGCCCCGACAGTGTTATCCGCACAGCCAATGGTGAGCGTGTTCGCCGCGTACCCATTGAGGTTCCAAGCAGCGCCTTCGCACAGCAGGGCATCTTGGATCAAGAATTGCGTCAAGGTTCACGCTACCCCGACGCTCGCACAGGCGAGGTTGAAGGATCTATTGTGACCGGGCGAGGCGTGCAAGCCCTCATGTCAGGGTTCGACACCCAGATCCGTACTGGTCAGGCGATGTTCGCCAAGACATTCCAGAACCTTGTACGCAAAGCATTCATGGTTGACGAGATGCTGTTCGGCTCCGAAACTAAAACGCTACGCGGGAATGCTGACGGCACACCCTACGAAATCAAGTACCGCCCAGAGCGCGACATTAAAGGCGACTACACCGTAGATGTGCAATACGGCCTTATGGCTGGATTGGACCCAAACCGTGCGCTCGTGTTTGGGTTGCAGGCTCGTGGTGATCGTTTGATCAGCCGCGACTTCCTTAGGCGGCAAATGCCGTTCGCCTTGAATGCAACCGAAGAAGAGCAGCAAGTCGATATCGAAGAGATGCGCGACTCGCTGAAGCAAGCAGTGGCGGGATATGCTCAGGCTGTGCCAGTGTTGGCGCAGTCTGGGATTGATCCCGGTCAAGTTCTGTCGCGCTTATCAGAAATCATTCTCGGGCGGCAAAAGGGTAGGCCAATAGAAGAGATTGTGTCAGAGGCTTTCGCGCCTGAGGAAATCCCCACACCACCGGGGGTTGAGCCTACGGGTGAGGAAACCGCAGGGATGGTCGGTTCCCCCGGTGAGGCTCCCCCTGGTGGTGCTGGGCAGGATCTAGAAGGAATCAGCGAGGCTACGGGTCTACTTCGTGGCGTTGCACCGGGTCAGGCTGGCATGTCACCTGGCGGTCGCCCTGACTTACAGATGCTGATGGCAAGCCTGGGGGCTAGCGGTGAACCGAACTTGTCGGCTGGCGTTAGCCGTCGTCTACCAATCTAGGAGTGTGCATGTGCGTTAGTTGTGGATGTTGGTCTGACATGGATCAGAAGATGGGTGGCGATGGCGCTCATCCTGAGGATTCGTCTAAGATGCCAAACATTAAGATTGAGAAGGCTCCTGAGAATGGTCGCCGCCCGTAAACCGTTTTGGGATAAGAAGAATCCCAAGAAGAAGTCTACGCCTTTGACTCCAGCGCAGAAGTCTGCGGCTAAGGCTCGCGCTAAGAAGGCCGGTCGGCCTTACCCAAATCTTGTTGATAATGCCGTCGTTAAGAGAAAGAAGAAGTAGTCATGGCTCGTGAAGTTGGCAAGGGTCGCTACAAGAAAGTCCAAAAAACCCGTTCGGTTGACATTTCTGAAACCCAATGGAAGAAAGATGGCGGCTATGGTGCAAAGGGTAAGGCTGGTCGCCTTGTCGGGCCAAAGGGAAAGTTATACACTGGTTCTGTAAAGATGTCTGACGGTTCTACTGCTGTGTATAAGGACGGAAAGCGCATAACAAAAGATGCCGCTCCCGCTTCTAAGTCTTCTGCAAAGAAGTCTATTACACCTGCAAAGCCTGCACCAAAGAAAAATGACAAGCCAAAGCCGGAGCGCGACAAAACATCTTCTGCGGGACCAAAGAAGGGTGGTGGTTCTGGCTACCAGCCAAAGCCATCTGCTGGACCCAAGCGAGGTGGGGGGTCTGGGGTTGCAAAAACTAACACTCCTGCGAAACAAAAGTACAAGCAAAATCCCGATGCGGCAAAGCCACGCCGCCAAGGTAAGAACCTAACGAAAAAGGATCTTGCGCTGGAAAAGGCTAGGCGGGAGGGACCGCAAGGTCCAGTTGCTAATCTGGCTCGTAGGGCTGCATCTGCCCTAATTAACCGTAATGCACCTAAAGCCGGTGAAACGCGAGTTTCTGGTGGGGGTCGCTACAAGCAAACCTATCGGAATGGTAAGTGGGTTACTACTCACACCAAGAGCAGCAACGGTCGATGGGTTAAAAAATCGTAATGCCTGCCAAAAGGGCGCCGAAAAAGGTTGCCGCTGTAATGCGCGAATACAAAAAGGGCACATTGCGGTCTGGCTCTAAAAAGGGTCCGAAGGTTAAGTCACGCAAGCAAGCGGTGGCTATCGCTATGAGCGAGGCCCGTATGAGCAGGAGGAATAAATAGTGGCAGCAAGTAAAGATACAAGCAAAGCGGTTGCTAAAAAGTCTGTTAAGAAGGCGACTCGTCGCCCGAAGCCTGAGACTACTCGCCAGAAGATTGGGCAAGATGATGCTCGCGCTATGCGTAAGCGCAAGATGAAAGTTATGGATGCGCGTGCAAAGCGTAAGGCTGAGCAGAACAAGAAGGCTGAAAGCCTGAATAAGAATATTAAGAAGCAGCAGGGTAAGAAGCCTTACTAATGCCAGCGAAGAAAGATCCACGCCTAGAGCGAGCAGGTGTCTCTGGCTACAACAAGCCGAAGCGCACACCTAACCATCCCACAAAATGGGGAATTGTTGTAGCCAAAGAAGGCGACAAAGTTAAAACAATTCGATTTGGTGAGCAAGGCGCAAAGACAGCAGGTAAACCGAAAAAAGGCGAATCCGCTGAAATGAAACAAAAACGTAAAGATTTTAAATCGCGTCACGGAAAAAACATCGCTAAAGGAAAAATGTCAGCGGCCTATTGGGCCAACAAAGAACGATGGTAAAGGGAGATAAAAATGCCACAGCCTAACAAGGGTGGACACGGTACGGCTCCGGTCGCGGCTCCGGTTCAAGA